CTACGTATTGTCGTCGATCTTGATGGCAGTACGCGGGTCGCCGAAGCCGACCACGAACCTGGCGTCCACGCCATAGTAGAAGGTCTTGGCCATGAACGCATCTTGATCGTCTTGCTTGTCAAGCGACGTGAACTGCGGCGCCTGCCTGTCCTGCAACAGCACCGGCTTCAGTTCCTCAGTAGTGCACAGGACGTACCAGTCGTATTTGTTGAGGTCGATCCACGGAGTGGCGATCACCTGCTTGATCAGGGCCGCTTCCGGCCGCTGAACACCGGAGACGCCCGGCTTGAGCGCCTGCAGGATGAGCATTTCCATGTAGGGGCTGCAGACAATGGTATCGGGTGTGAGATTGAGAGGCTCACCCCAGTCGTCCTGGAAGTTCTGCATAGCCTCTTTTGCCGCGTTGATGCCTGCGCGGATCTCGGTCTCCGACGCGGAGTAGTCTCCGGCCAGCAGGTTGTCGATGTTGGCGGAAGCGCCGATGGTGCGGGTGTCTGCGAAGAAAGCCGTGCTGTCATATGCGGTATAGGTGGTGCCGCCATCGAGGTAGCTGAAGACCTCGCGGATGACCGCCCGGTAATAGGCACCCGCCAGGGAGCGGATACGGGGCGCGATCATACCCATTTTGTCGTCGAGGATGGCATTTCGCGCGACATCGAGCGTGGATTCCCAGTCCTTGTTGGTGAGTTCGTAGTTGAACGGGCGCAGGCCGCGCAGCCGGCGCTTGTCCTTCCACTCACTCATCGGCGGGGTGATGCCGAACCAGTTGTAGGAGTTCTTGTCGGTATCGGACGGGAGCTTGCTGGCGATTGCCAGGGCAGGGTCCAGACTCTTGATCTTGTCTCCCAGCGCCTGGTTCAGGATAGCCTGGAAGTTGGTGCGCATGCCTGCCAGAATGTCAGATGTTACAATACCCATTTTCCTTTACCTCCTCCCTAGCTTTCCGTAGTCCAGATGCCCTGTTTGTCCGTTATGACCCATCCGTCGACCCCATCGCCTACGATGGTGATGTAGTCATACTTCTTGGCAGTGGCTTTGGTGTTCTGCGCGTCTTTGTTGTCCGTGGCCGCCAGACCGCCGCCCATAATCTTGTCGTTGGCGTTCGGGCTCACCGAGAGGAGTACTGCGGCGTCGGCGCCGGTGTTTACAAAGGTGTATGTGAGACCCCTGACAGTAGCCGGGAGCGTGAACACCTTAGCGTCGGTGGCGATGGCGAAGGTGGTGCCCGATTCCGTATCCTGAACAGTGTAGTCTGCGGTCTTGGTAACCACGTTGAGCAGGTTCGGGGAACCGCCGAGTTGTCCCAGTTTTGGCTGTTTCGCAGGAGAGTCCACAGCGGCGTCGATCTGTATCCAGCCCGAAGTAGTGGACACGTATTCGACCAGTATGCCGACTGCGATGTCCACCGCCGCCGGCACATCGTCGAACGTATGGTCGTCGACCAGATACATCATCTGGCCAACCATGGCCTGGGTGATGCTCGTGGCGTCAAAAAGGAATACGCCCTCGGTGCGCACGTTGGCGAACTTATCACCCGCCGAGCCGGCGCTATTGTCGACCTTTTCGTCAGCGACACCTGCAAACTTGTACCCGGTAGCCGAGGCCACAAGGGGCATCGCCATGAGGTAGCCGGCCGCGTTGACGCCGACAAAACCGCCCTTGTAGATGATGTCAACGCCCACCGGATAGTTTTTGAGTCCGCCTTCCTTGCGGGATGTCTCGCGGTCGGCGGCCAAGACCGCCATCTGACCGGCGAGGAGAATGATCGGGAGGGCGAAGAACCACGCGATCGCGCGCAGCAGCTTCGACCCGAAGTATGTGCCTTTCACGGTTATTTAACCTCCTGCTTTTTCGCTTTGATGAGTCCATTGATTTCCTCGGGATTCGGATCGCGGCCGTGCATCGACCGAAACACCTTCAGTTCGCCTTCGGAGAGCTGGCTGGCATCCGGTGCGGTTTCCTTACCCGTCTGGGTGCCGATTTCGCCGGTCTTGACCACCACGGGCGCGGCCGCTACGAACGTGTCAAAACCGCTTGGGTCCGACAGTGCGTACTGGTCCGCCCACGGCTTCTGCGCCGGAGTGACCTTGCCTGACTGCATTGCCCTGCTGACCCTTTCGTCCCGCTCGCGCTCGGCGAGTTTTGTCTTGAGGGTCTTCAGTTCTGCGGCGTTGGTGTCGCGCTCTGCCAGCACCGTGGCCGCGTTCCCCGCCTGCTCTTTGAGGGTCTTAACCGTCGCTAGGACGTCCGCCTTGTCATCGAGCCCGAGGAGTGTCCTGAGTTCTTTTTCCACGATTGCCTCCTGGTTTTTTGTTTCCTTATCCTCACCCACACCCGCCTCTTTCGCTGCCGCCTGTAGCTTCTTTTCCGCCGCCGCCTTTTCCTCTGGGGTCAGGTCGGACTGCGGGAGCCGCGCAAGGGCGTTACGGAGGTGGGGCAGGTCGACCTTGCCATCCATGCGTTTGTAGGGGAGCATCCTGAGTGACCGGGGTTTCGTCTTGCCTTCCTCATCCTTTTCTCCGCCGCTCTTGATGACGGCAAAGCACGAATCAGGCAGGTTGTTGATATAGGCAGTGTCCCATTCCGCCATCTCATTCGGCTTCTCGGCCTGCGTTATCGGCTGATAGACCTGTTTCACCATGACCGCCTTCACCATATCGAACGCAACCGCGCCCGCTTCGTCGACGGTGTAAGGTATCTGGTACAAAGCCGCGCCGTTCTCAACAATGACATAATCGGGGTAGACCTCTCTGACCCACGCTCTATCGGGGCTTTCAGTCGGCGTCATCGGAGGTCTGGTCTGCTGATAAAATGCGTCCCTGATCATCCGGCTCTGTGCGTCCAAACTCTCCTCGAACAGCACCGCCACGAACGGGACCTTGTTATCATCGAGCAGGCCTTCCGCGTACTGGGCGGCGATATCGCCGATGCTCTTGACCGCCGGAACGTCGGCCCCCAGGAACGCGATCGCCTTCAACACCCAGGGGTACGCTTTGCCGTTGCCCGGATCGTAATTCTGATAGAACTCGGCGCTGACCTTCTTGTAGCCGCCGGCGCTGATGATCTCGGCCAGTTTCTTCGGCACGCCCGTGATGTCGGCGACGAGCTTACCGGCCTTCTCCTTGAGTGCGCTGACCCACCCGGCCGAGGGGTAACCATCCGCCTGGAGAATTTTTTGCTTCTCATCATGTCCGAGTTTGACCGGCGGCTCGTAGTTGACCTTCTCATCGGCGGAGATCTCGTCGAAGGCCTCAACGAAGGCCTTGATATCATCCAGCTTCAACGTCACATCCTTCGAGCCGTGCCAAGTTCCCGGCGCGAGGATTTCCACGTCTTTCAGGTCGACAGTTTCGAGCGCGTTCTTCTTACCCATTCGGGTTCACCTCCGGTTTGTAGATATAGACCAATAGGCAGCGGCAACGGCCGCCACCAAGACAATCAGGATTTCCACCTGCGTACTGGTCGGTGCGTGGGTCTTCATAAGGCCATTCCTGGCCATCCATCTTATCGCAGACGCTGCAGGTGTTGTCGTCCATGATGGCGGAATATTGGCAGGTCTGAACGTTCAGGTTTGCCGCATCCGCCGCACGCCCATAGTTGAACGCCTCGCTGACCGAGTACTGCGCCGTGGTCAGCAACTCCTTGTCGGAGAGGTCAAGCATCCCCTGCTTTAGAGCGGGTATGTCGACAATGCCCTGCTTAATCTGCCTGAGCACCTCGAACGTGACAAACTGCTTGATTTTGTTGGCGAGAACATTGGCTGCCGCCTTCGCGCGGGCTTTCAAAAGCTCCAAGATGACGGCGGTCCCACCGGCCGTGTGTAACGGTTCAGGGTCAGACATGGCGCCACCCGCCTGTCGAACCAACTCCCGCTGTACCTGCTGCCGGCCATAATCGAACAGGCCTTTGAGCACGGTATAGATTTTGTCGGCCATCTGCGTTGAGTAGCGCACCTGCAGGCCGTCCACCCGGTTGAGCTGCTTGTTCTCGATGACCTTGGCGGCAGTATCCGCGATGTTTTCGATCTGCTGCGTCATGATCTCTTTGCAGGCGGCCACGAATTGTTCCTCGGCGGTATCGAGATGACGGGCAATCTCACCGAAATCCACCGACTGCTCGGCCGGGGTGAGCGCCCGTTTCTCCACGCCCTTGAATATCTGCCGCTCGGATTGCTGTGCATGTTTCTCGGGGAGCAATGGCAGGTGGAGCATATCGCGCAGGGAGTTCTCAGTGTCGCGGTTATAGTTGATCACGCCGGCCGTCACGAGTTGCGATATGGCCTGCGCGTAGAGCTGCATGTCGCGCGTCTCTAGGTTGCCCGCCTTGAGCTTGGGGTACTGTTCGACTCCGGCATAGTTGTAATCCACCCAGGGCTTGATGGCGTAGGCGTTCATGGTGTCGCAGATGTTGGTCACCACAGCGCGCAGCGCCATCAGGAAGAAGCTCGACTTGTCCTTGGAAAGCGCCCAACTCCCGCGATCTGCCCCGCCCAGGTCGATGAAGTCGGCCAGCACGCTCTCGGCGATCTTTTTGTCATGGTGTTGGATGCTGGGCATTATGTCTTTGATGGTGCCGGAAAGACCTTTGACGTCAAATCCGAATCCCTCGGCGAGTCTGACGAAGGCTTGCTCCTGGGCATAAAGGCGCTGCGCGATCGCGTCGATGCGGTCTTTGTCGTCTTTACTAGCGCTGGCCGGGGTGGTGAAGTACGGAACACCCAGCGCATGGCGCTCAGCCGCGATCCCATCGATTCGGTAGAGGTTGTCCTTGTAATACCAGTGCTTGTACGCACTACGCAGGATGGAGATGCCCTCGAAGTTTGACCCTTCCTTGGCATTCGTGAAAATGAGCAACTTGTCCGCCGGTATTGTTACGAACGAATAGGCGCTCCCTTTCCACACACTTTGCTCCATGCTGACCAGGCCGCCGTTTTCATCGAGGTTCCACTTGTAGAGCGTGCTGGGCAGGCGCGGCGCCAGTTTCCGGTATCTGATCTGGCCATCGGCGACCTCCCACACCTTCTCGAAGGCCATCCAGCCATAAGGCAGCATCAGGCACACGTGGTGAATGAACGAGTCCCATGTGATGCTCATGTTAAACAGGTTCTGCTCGAGGGCGGCGGCGATATCTACATCCGGCTTGTCCTCGCTGGCGGGTTCGATGTTCCAGGTAGCGGCACGAATGGGCAACTCGCATGCCGACAGGGCGAAATTTACCCTGGCATCGGACCGCCGCATCTTGTCGTAGATAACCAACCCCTTAGACCCGCGCAGGTCGGTGTTGTATTCGTTTTCAGATAGCGACCCGCCGAAGAATGTGGTGCCGGTGCCTCCCAACTCGTCCTGAGATGGCCTGGCGGGCGGTTTCTCCGCGAATGCGAATGTGCGGCTGCCGATATTAAATTTCACTAAAACGTTCTCCCTCGGATGCCGCTGAACTCGGGGCGGCGTTCCAACGCAGGAAGTTCAACCGGACCCACAGGTACGAGTTTGTTGAGAAACTGCGTGGTGCTATCAACCTGGTCGTCATATTCGCCATTGGGGAAAGCCGACATCTCCTCGATGTAGTCATGCAGCCACGCCGCGCGTTCGGGTAAGAAGACCTTACCAGCCTCGATAAGGTACGAGCTGGAGTTGACCCGCGCTACTTTGTCGGAATCGACCTTGACCGGCAGCACCGGGGCCCTGCTGTCCCTCTGTAGTTCCTGGATCAGCGACTGGCCTGACGCTTTATCCTCAACCAGCACCGCGCTGGGACGGTCTCTCTCGTACAGGGAATTGACCGCCCGCTTCAGTTCGGGGAACTCAACCCGCCGTCTCCAGACATCGAGAAGGTAGTACCCGTTGGCGGCCACTCCCCAGACCGTACACACGGAGAAATCGTTTTCGGTTCTTACCTTGAATGCGGTATCCCAGGAGTGGACGGTCTGGCTGAACGATGGCGGCTCTCTGTAGAACTTCCACCATTCTCGCTTGATGATGTTGCCCGCCGCGATTGACGGGTTGCCCTGGTAGAGGGCTTCGAAAGCCCGGCTGCCTTTGCCCGGCTCGTCCGGATCGTCGACCTGCCCAGACCGTATCTTCTCGAGGTACCAGACCGGGAACTTATCAGGCCACAGCGCCTCGCCGTGCTCATTGATGGCTTTGAAGTGCAGGACCTCCCACTGGTCGGCTCTGGGGTCGTTACGCGCCACCTTGAGCAGTCTGCCGGCGAGGTCGTCCTGGTGCCAGCGGGTCATGATCAGGATCTTGGCGCCGCCCGGCTGCAGGCGAGTGACGGCTGTCGTGATCCACCACTGCCAGATGGAGTCGCGGACCGACTGTGAGTTGGCCTGCTCCGCGTTCTTTAATGGGTCGTCGACGATCAAGAAGTCGGCGCCCTCCCCCATTATGCTGCCGCCCACGCCAGCCGCGATGTAATTGTCCCGCAGGTTGGCCTTTCCGGCGACCTGCCAGCTCATCGCCCCGGCCTTGTCCAGCGTCATCGGCCACAGGTTTTGATACCGCCGCGACAGGATTGTTTCGCGAATGGCGTAGCTGAACGTGTACTGAAGGTTATCCGTGTGCGAGCAGCCGATAAACTGCCGTTGCCGGTCTCTCCCCAGACACCACGCGGGGAAGCGAATCGAACAGGTTTCCGACTTCAGGTGACGGGGCGGCATGATCACCATGAGGTTCTTGATGTCGCCCCGTTCCACCGCCTCTAATTTCTGCGCGAGTGCCACCTGGTGCGGCGGGTTATCGTAGACGGGCAGTGTGTAGTGGATGAAATCAATCAGGTTTAGGCGAGCCGCCCTTCTCTTCAACAACTCCGCTGCCGCCTCTTCCCTGCGCGGTAGACCTTTTGATAATGGCGGCGAGCTCGTCATCGGACAAGTCCTCGGCCTTGAGCCCGAGCGTGCCGATGACTTTCACTTCCTGATAATCCCTGCGGCTCCATCTCTCCTTGCTCCTCCGCTCGCGGATCCACGCCCGGGACTGCCAACCATCCCTGCCTGCCTTGATAAAGGCGATGTCCGCGATTTCGGCCTGGGCTTCAGCCTGGCGTACCATCATGGCGAACAGGTAATACGCGTAGTGAGGATGGTC